AAGCCCGCAACGGAATTGTCGGATGAGTGGGAACCGGACGGCAAAACTTGGAAACTTGCCGAACAGCTTGGTTTCACCAACCAAGAGGCTTGGGACCAACTCGACCGAATGCGGGATTGGGCCAAGAACGCCGGGGCCAAGGGGCGGAAACCCGATTGGAACGCCGCATTTCGCAACTGGCTGAAAAGGACCGCCGATGAACGACAAGCCCGCCCTTCAACCCCTCGCCAACGCAATAACCTCACCGACACTCTCGCCATCCTCGATGCCGTCACCGACGAGAAAATCCGTAGAGCAGGCGGATATGGGGAGGAGGGCGGCGAAGAAGATATTGGCCAGTTACCCGGATTACGGCAAAGCGCCGCCTGAGTATGCCATCAACCTTGCAGAATACCTTTCGTTCCTCACCCCTGATGAAATATCCGTGGTGATGCATCCGAAGAACGGCGTCACCGCCCGGTGCCAGTATCTCCCAACCAATGCCGAGATACAGGCATGCCTTAGGGAGCATGAGGAAAAGCAGCGCCTGTTCACGCCGAGCAACTCGGGCTATCAGCGGTTCGAGTCGGTTTGCACGCCGCAGGACGCCAAACCGGACAAGACGCCATTCCGGCCTTACCCGAAACTGTGGTCTGAGTTCGCGGACGAACCGTGGCTGATGAAGGGCCACACATTCGAGACGCTTACGGAGGCCAGCCGCAGCCTTGCGATGTTCGGCAAGGACGCGGCCCGCGATGTACTGGCGCGGAGGGTAGGGGCTTGACCTCCTGGTTAATCATCCGCACTGACCACGCAAAAGAGCAGTATGTTGCCCGTCAGATCGCCAACATGGGTTATGACAATTGGGTGCCGGCGCAATTTATTGTCATTCGGCCCACAATAACACGCCGGGTCACGGCCTGCGGACGGTTGATGAAAGTCAAGGAACTGCCGATCCTTCCTCGTCGCCTGTTTGCTCGGATTGTGGATTGCCATGACCGGGAAACGCAGTCGGAACTGGCAAGCCTGCGGCATTGCGCTGGTATCGAGCGGGACGGTGAACAGCGGCTGATCCTGATCCCCGATGCGGAGATTGCCCGATTCCGCGCCGCAATAGACGCGGAGAACACGGCTGCACTGGCGCTGGCTCAAAAGGCGTCTCGGAAGCAAAAAGCCAAATGGCGCTCATTGCATGATGCGCTGTTGGACATGATTGACTCAGCAAAAGCACAGATGGAGCAAGCGGCGTGAGCGATTGGGCTAGTAAAAAAGCTGAGGACATAGGCAGTTGGCCGGGTGTTTGGTTGAATGATACGCAATTAATTGCTTTGGCTGCTTTGTTTCGGAAAGAGCGTTGTGCCGCGTTGGATGAGGCGGCGGAATGCGCCATCGACAATCAAGACTGTGATGCGTTTGAAATAGCTGACGCAATCCAAGACTTGAAGGGGCAGCATCCCGCCTTAATTCTGTAACAATCTCTGTGCTATATGTTTCTAGTCGTTGCACGACCAAGCTGCTAAAAGACCGACTCGACGGCGGAAACTCAAGTCGGGTCGGTTTTAGCATAACGCATATGCCGCTCAAGAGGGTTCGCCCCGTGGCTGCGGTCCTCGCACACTGCGAGGCAGCGTGATGATTTACGTCAATTTATGACGGGGTGTGGGCTCAAATCCATACGGTAGGTCTGCCAAGATCACGCCAAACCCGTCACCCCATTCCCGCCCAGCCCCGGCTAGCTCATCCAGCACTGCGTAAGAGTCCGTGTGCGCCTGCGGCGGGAACCCCTTCACAACCAAACGGAGTCCCATGCCAGATCATCTGACCTACACAGGCGCGACTGCCCTTGCCAAACGCATCCGCGACTATTGGGCGGCACAGGGCAAGGCGGTCAACACGCGCGTTGAGGGATACGGCCCGATCAGCCAGCAAGGAACACACTACGTTTTCGCCGTCCGTTCCGACATGATTAACGGTTCTCCCCGCAATTCGTAACAAAGGAAATTACACATGAACATTTACAAGTCTGGCAAGTCTCACGGCTCCACGACCGCTGAAATGGGCAAGAAACCCAACTCGGTCGGCACCAAGGTCATGCATTCCGCCGGCAAGTCCAGCGGCACTGACCGCATGGGCGATCCCAAGGGCGCTCCCGCTATGGGAAAAGGCAAGTAATCAGACACCATGTCTGAGCGTGGACGCAAGCCTGGGTTCGTCATGTCAGCCGAACACCGGGCTAAAATCCAAAACAGCAACATTCTCAATGCCTTGATTGAACACGTCGAAGGCAGCAGGGAAATGTCGTCCACGCAAGTCACAGCGGCCCTTGGATTGCTCAAGAAGGCGCTCCCTGACCTGTCTGCCGTAGAGATTGGTTCCGACCCTGACAGGCCAATGAGGATGACGTTTGAGTGGATGAAGCCCAGCGAATAGTCATCCCATATTCGCCCCGCCGCCATTTCCTCCCCTATCACGAAACCGCCAAACGCTGGCGGATCATCGTTGCACACAGAAGGGCGGGAAAGACAGTCGCATGTGTCAATGGCCTCATTCGTTCCGCTCTTACCTGTCCACGGCCTGAGCCAAGAGTTGCCTATGTCGCGCCGCTCTACAAACAGGCCAAGGATGTCGCCTGGAGCTATCTTAAAGAGTTCACCAGAGACATTCCAGGACGAGGCGTCAACGAATCAGAACTTCGGGTTGATCTTCCAAACGGAGGACGGGTCCGCCTTTACGGTGCCGACAACCCTGACGCTCTCCGAGGCTTGTATCTTGATGATGCTGTCCTTGACGAATTTGCCGATATGCGACCGCGCTTCCTTCCAGAGGTTATCCGTCCTGCTCTCTCGGACAGACGGGGAAGCCTGACCCTTATCGGCACGCCGAAGGGACACAACGAATTTTACGACCGCTGGCAGGGCGCTGAGAATGACCCGGAGTGGTTTCGCATGATGCTCAAGGCGTCTGAAACCAACATTGTTGACGCCGAAGAGCTTGCATCCGCCAGAAAGATCATGAGCGAAGCGCAGTATGCCCAAGAATACGAGTGTTCTTTCGAGGCTGCGATTGAAGGAGCTTACTACGGCCTTCTTCTTGAGACGGCTGCGCAAGAGGGCCGAATCGCCGCGTTGCCGCACAATCCTGCACTTCCCGTCTTTACTGCATGGGACTTGGGAGTTGGAGACGACACAAGCATCTGGTTCGCGCAGAGGTCTGGCGGTTGGATTCACGTTATCGACCACTATGCAACCAACGGACAACCCGCAAACCACTACGTGGATGTACTTCGGGCCAAGCCCTACACCTATGCCCGTCACTTTCTGCCGCATGATGCCGAAAACCGTGAGTGGACCAACGGCAAATCAAGGCTCGACACACTCAAGGCGCTCGGCCTTAAGGATTGTAAAGTGATCCCGCGCATGGCTGTTGACGATGGCATCAACGCGGTTCGGTTGCTTCTGCCGACATGCCGCTTCGATGCTGAGAAGTGCGCGACAGGGCTTGAAAGCCTGAGACAGTATCGGCGTGAGTACGACGAAAACAAGCGCGTGTTCAAGCCGTCGCCGCTGCATGACTGGACGAGCCACGACGCCGATGCGTTCCGTTACCTCGCAACGGGCATGGAACCCGACGCCGCGATACCGCCAGACATTCCCCGCTATGCGGGCCGCAGACGGCGCGGTGATGCCGCATTCTCAGATGACAGTGGATGGGCCGCGTGACAGATGACGAAATGAACACGGACGCGCCCGACATGATGCTGGAAATACGCCAGCGTTATGAGGCCGCGCGTTCCCATGCGTCCAAGTGGCGTGAGGAGGCGAGGGAAGCCTTTGACCTTTACGCCGGTCGCCAGTGGTCGGAACAGGACCGGCAGAAGCTGATTGAACAGCAGCGCGTGCCGGTGACGTTCAACCGCGTGGCCATCCTGATTGATGCCGTCATCGGCTATGAGGTGAACAACCGACAGGAAACGCGTTACATTCCGCGCACGCCTGGCGATGCCAAGGTCAATGAACTGCTTACCGAGGCGGCGAACTACTTCAGGGACGCCTGCGACGCTGAGTTCGAGGAGTCCGACGCCTTCCGCGATATGTGCATCTGCGGCATGGGATGGACGAACGACCGCATCACCGACGAACGCAACCCCGATTATGATTTGGTGCGCGACCGCGTTGACCCGCTTCGCATGCTGTGGGACGCTTCCAGCCGCAAGCCGAACCTCGAAGACGCCAGATATATCTTTTATGAGACCACCTATTCCAAGGACGAGGCCAAGGCGCTTGTTCCTGAATGGGACGGCGAATACGTTCACGCCGATTGGCTTGGTGATGACGTGGACGACACCATCGGCAGCGAAAACCCGCGCGATGCCTACAAGGGCCAGGACGATGGCCGTTCGGCAACCCGCAATGTCCGCGTGCTTGAATATCAATATGTTGTGGACAAGATCGAACACGTCATCACGAACCCGGAGACGGGCGAAGTTGGCACGATGACGGACGAGGAATGGTTTGACCTCAAGGAGGACGAACACAAGGCATTTGCGCCGTACCACGCCACGCGCCGCACCCGCGAATGGAAACGGTGTTTCTGCATTGGCGGGGAGCATTTCCCGGTTGAACATCCCTATCCCAAGGGGCCGACTTATCACTGCATCACGGGCAAGCGCGACCGCAACACAGGCTATTGGTTCGGCCTGCTGCGTTCGCTCCGCGACCCGCAGATGTGGAGCAACAAATTCCTGTCTCAGATCATGCACCTCATCAATACGTCGGCCAAACCCGGCTATGACATTGAGAAGGGCGCGATTGACAATGTTGCCACCTTCGAGGCCAAGGCGGCGCGTCCTGGTGCAATCAACGTCTTCAGTGACGGTTCGCTTCAGCAGGGCCGTGTCCAGCGCCGCGAAGCCGTGGGCCTGCCGCCTGACCTCGCTAACCTGATGACCTACGCCAACGAAAGTATGCAGAACGTATCCGGCGTCAACTCAGAATTGCTCGGCATGGCTGACCGTGAACAGGCGGGCGTCCTTGAGTACCAGCGCAAGCAATCCGCCGTGACGCTTCTTGCGCCGCTGTTCGACAGCTTCCGCCGTTACCGCAAGATGGCGGGCCGGTGCTGGTTGTACTTCATGCAGCAATACCTGACAGACGGGCGTCTGATCCGCATCACCACGGACGACGGCGGGCAGATGAATGTTCCGTTTCAGATGGGGCAGATACCGAACCCGGCATTTGGTGGCGCTCCGCAGATGCCGCCTGACATGATGGGCGGTCAGCAGCAAATGCCGCCGCAAGGTTTGGCGATGCCTGCCGAAACCGCGCCCATGCCGATGCCTCAGTTGGGGGTGCCGAATGGATAAGGGCAACATCTCACAGCAGCCCTATTTGTCCTTCTTTCAGGACGATACGGCTGAATATGACGTGATTGTTGACCAGTCCTCATCGGCTCCGAACCTGAAGGAGGCGACGTGGGGCGCAATCCAGCCGTTGCTGCCGATCGTCGGCCCGACGATGGGGCCGGAAGAAATGGCGTTGGTGCTGGAATATTCGCCCATGCCGGAATCGTTCCTTGAGAAGTTCAAGGCATTGCAGGAAGCCAAGGCACAGCAGCCGCCCCCTCCTGACCCGGAAATGATGAAGGTCGAGGCCATGAAGCAGGCCAAGGCCGCTGAGTTGCAAATGCGCCAGCAGGAAGCGCAAGTGGAAATGCAAGTCGAGGCGCAGAAGAACGCGCAACAGATGGAGTTGGAACGGCAGAAAGCCGCTGCACAGATTGAACTTGAGCGTATGAAGGCCGCCGCAAATATCCAGCTAGAGCGCGAGAAGGCACAGGTCCAGTTGATGATGGACCGCGAACGCATGACGTTCGAGCGTGAGAAGGCCGAAGCAGACATGGAGTTCCGTGAGCGGTCCACGAAGGCCGACAGGGACAGCAAACTTGAGTCTGCCCGCTTCGACGCGGCGCTAAACTTCAAGGATAACCCGGAGCAGTTGAACGAAATGCTTCACGACAAGAAACTGACCGCAGCCATTGAGCAGATGACGCAGGCCATGGCCGCGCTGGCTCAGTCGCAGATGCAGATGGTTCAGTCCCAGGCCGAATCCAATCAGGCCATTGCTCAAAGCGTGGCTCAGATGGGCGCTGACCTGAAGCAGGCAATGACCAAACCGAAGCAAATCGTCCGTGGGCCGGATGGCCGCGCAATAGGAGTCCAGTAAGATGGGGTTCACCGCTGAAAACGTGCGGGAACTGCTTTCATATGACGCTGAAACGGGCGCTTTCACATGGCTTAAAACAGCTAGCAATCGGCGCAAGCAAGGCGAAATTGCCGGGTGCCTGTGCAAGAGAAGCGGATATGTGCTGATCGGCTACAGAGGGCGCATTTACAAGGCCAGCCGGTTGGCATGGCTTTATGTTCACGGTGAATGGCCATCAGGTGTGATTGACCACATCAACGGCAATCGCGCCGATGACCGCATATCCAATCTGCGCGAAGCAACGCAAGGGCAGAACGTGAGGAATCGCGGAAAGCAGAAGAACAACAGTTCTGGCTTTAAGGGCGTTTCTGCACACCAAGGAAAGTGGGTAGCGCGTCTTACGATAGACGGAAAGACGATTCGAGCGAGCGGTTTTGATACGCCAGAACTCGCCGCTAATGAATATTCCAAAATGGCACGCCTTTATCACGGCGATTTTGCCAGAACCTGACAGGAGGCCAACTTGGCGACATTTACGAAATACGAGCCTTTTATCCAAGCCCTTGTGAATGAGGAAGTGGACGTTTTCGGCACAACCGACACGTTCAAGGCCGTCATTCATTCGGACGCGCCCGTCGTGGCGACCGATGATGAGTTGGCGGACCTTACGCAGATCACCGGCACCGGCTACACGGCAGGCGGCGAGGACATTCAGAACGATGGCACGCGCTCGGGTGGCACTGTCACCATGACGGCGGTTGACGTTGTGTGGACGGCCACGGCTGGCGACTGGACGGCGGGCCGCTATGTCAGCATCCATGACGACACGTCCACCACGGACAAGCTGATGAACTCCTACGATTATGCGAGTTCGTTCACCGTGGGCAACGGCGAGACCTTCACTCTCGACTTTGGTGCGAGCCTCGCCATCTTCGCATGAGTGACGCCATTCCGTGGGGCAACCAGCCCCGGACGCTTGCTTGGGAGCCGTTGGACAGTCAGCACATTCTGGCTTGCCCACGGCTTCCGCTGGAACGTGTGCTGCGGATGGCTCCGAGTGCGCGGCGGTTTTTCGAGAAGCTGGAAAACCACGCCCCGAATGAGTGCTGCCGTCAGGTGGCGAACATCGAGATTGAAGCCTGGTATTCTTGCCCCACGGATCAGGCCAAGGGGATACCGGACATATACAAGCTGCACTGCTCTTGCGGGCGCTGTCATGTGTCATTCTGTGTTGGTGGAAGCAAGAACCCGGTGACGGGCGAAGTTACGCACCCGCGTCCATTTTGGGAAGTCCGATAAATGGCCATTAGCCTAACACATACCACGGTCGCAGTTGGCACGGACGCCGGGAACGGGGAAATTGCCAAGGCTGAGTGGAACGAAAACCACACAATCACGATGGCTGCGGATCGCCTGTTGGGCCGCACCACGGCGGGAACGGGCGCGGTTGAAGAAATAACCGTTGGAACGGGCCTGACCCTCTCTGCCGGGTCTCTGGCCGTCACGGGGTCAACATATCAGCCGCTGGACAGTGAACTTACGGCGCTGGCGGGGCTTGTCTCTGCCGCCGATAGGTTGCCTTATTTTACGGGCTCTGGCGCGGCATCACTGGCGACTTTCACGACTGCGGGACGCAATCTTTTGGACGATGCGTCCGCTTCCGACCAGCGGACAACGCTCGGCGTCGGGACAGGCGATAGTCCGCAGTTCACGGCGATTAATCTTGGACACGCTTCAGACACGACACTGACCCGCGTATCTGCGGGCGTGATGGCAATCGAAGGCGTCAACGTTGTGACGACCAGCGCCACGCAGACGCTTTCCGGCAAGACGATCACAGACCTCATTCTTGAAGGCGCGGTGGACGAGGAGGAGTTCACGATTACGGACGCGGCGGCGTTCGTCATCGACCCAAGCAACGGCAGTCTTCAGAAGATCACGCTTGTCACTACCAGCCGCACGCCAGCGGCGGCTCCTGCGGGCTGGACGGCAGGAAAAGGCTTGCTACTCAAGATCAACGACGGCACGAACTGTACCATCAACTGGGGAACGCTCGGCGTCACGTGGGTCGGCGGCACTGCTCCCACGCTGGCAACGACCGGCTGGACTGTCGTGGCGCTGTGGCGCGATGCTGATGCGATCTACGGCAAGCACGTCGGGGATGTTGCCTGATGCAGCCGATCTGGAAAAAGCTGCTGGCTCCTACTGCGGCCGGGAATATTGAGTTTGTCGGGGGGAGTATCACTTCGAAGGTTGGTGCAACATCGGGAAACTCGACGATCTCCTTGACGAGCGGATTAACGGGAGGAATTGCGTCGTCCGTGTCTGACGGAGATTTGGTTATTGCGGTGTTTGCGACAGGATCATCGGCAGACCGAACGCTTGCTATCACAGATGGAACAAACAACTACACGCTTATTGGTTCCGAACTTTGGTCAAATGATACAAACGACACAAACTTAAGGGTAGCGTACAAGTTTGTTTCCGGGGACACTTCGACCACATTCGGACCAACGGGCAACGCGCAAGATGCTGGAGCAATGGCTGTTTATGTGTTTCGCGGCGTTGATGCGTCTCCGTTGGATGTTAGCGCGACAACGGCAACGGGGTTGAGTTCAACGGCTGCTGATCCGCCTTCTATAGAACCTGTAACGGCGGGGGCTTTCATTGTTTGCATCGGTGCCACGAGCGAAGAGCCGACCTTTACTGTTCCTTCTGACCTCATAGACTTTTTGCAAGTCCGACAAACCGATACATACCCGGTTGCTCTTGGGATTGGTCATAAAGATGACTGGACGAGCGGAGCATTCGACGCCGCTGCATTTGCTCCTAGTTTTAGTGATTCAATCCCGTGTTGGGCGGCCATGTCTATTGCCCTTCGTCCAGCATAAGGAAGACATGAGATGTATGCAAAGATAGTTGGCGGGTTGGTTGCGGTTTATCCTTACACCATTCGCCAGTTCAGGCTCGACAACCCACAAACTTCTTTTCCAAAGGATATGTCCGAAAGCCTTTTGGCAGAGTATGGCGTTTACCCTGTAACGCGCGTTGAACAGCCCGCATATACGCTCACGCAAGACCCGGTGGAGCAGCAGCCACAACAGATCGACGGCGTTTGGACGCAAGTGTGGGCGATGGTGGATGTGAGCCCGGAGGAAGCTGCAAGGCGGCAGCAGGACGCGGTAGACGCAGCGCACGCTGAGGCCGTCAAGGTGGATGCCTTTGTCCAGAACTTCATCGCCATGACGCCAGCCAAGGTCGAGAGTTACGTCGCCAATAACACGGCGAACCTTGGACAGGTCCGGGCGCTGCTCACGAAAATGGCGCTGATGCTTCTGGCGCTGGCGCGGCGGGAATATCGCTAGTTAACCAATGGCCGGGACATTTGACACTGGCATATTTGACAGGGGGATATTCGACCACCCGTTCAAGGAACTGGTGGCGGATGCCGGTTCGTTTGTCTTCACGGGAACGGACGCAAGCCTTGAATATGGACGTGAGGTTGCGGCTGGTGCGGGCGCTTACGCATTTACCGGAACCGATGCAAGCCTTGAGTTGGGCCGCGAGGTTCTGGCCGGGGCTGGTGCCTACACATTCACTGGCACGGACGCCGCGCTTGAGTATGGCCGCAAGGTCATTGCAGACGCCGGAACCTACGGGTTCACCGGCACGGATGCGAACCTTGAGTATGGGCGGGAAGTCGCGGCTGGTGCTGGTTCCTATGCCTTCACGGGACAGGATGCCAGCCTAGAGTACGGGAGGGAAGTAACCGCAGGAGCCGGGTCTTATGCCTTTACCGGGCAGGACGCGGCTCTTGAATATGGCCGGGAGTTGGCCGCAGACGGCGGTTCCTACGCATTTACCGGCGTTGACGCCACGCTCATCAAGTCTGGCGGCGATAAGGTTCTTGGGGCGGACGCTGGCGCTTATGCCTTTACCGGGCAGGACGCGGCCCTTGAACTAGGCCGGGAAGTCGCGGCAGACGCGGGTAGCTACGCATTCAGCGGCACTGATGCCGATCTTGAGCACGGGCGCGAACTGGCCGCAGAAGCC